GTACGAGAACCTCCCGCCGAAGCTGCAAGGCACCATTCGCAGGGTTCTTGATCAGGTGGCGGACTACAGGGACGTAGAGCAGCAGCTTGGTCTTCACTTCTCGGAGCGAGGCAGGCTCCATGCAGACCTCTTAGACATCATGTACAAGTACGGCGACCCTGAAACTGCTGCGATCAGGACTACCGAAGAGTACGGAGACGTTGCTCGTGAAGTCTCGAAAATGGTAGACGACGGTCTTCTTGATGCCTCTGATTATCCAGTTGTTATGGGGTACATAGAAAGTCAGGCGATTCGATCCGCGATTGATACAACGGCTGAGCTTTCTGACTTTAAGGTGCCCAGAGACTACTTGAGAAACGTGGTCGTCAGGAGGCTGGAATCCCCAGGCCCAGACGGGTCAAAGTGGAGGATTGAAGCTCGCGCACCAGAAGGCGACGGTGTTGGAAAAAATACGATTGATGCCCTTAGTCTGACGAGCAAGCAAGCCGAAAAGATGGCCGACTTCTTCCGAAACGGAGACGTAGAGGATCTTTTTACTGCCTTTGAGGTGGACGATGTCAACAGTCCGCTGCGGCTGATGATGGGAGATAGCTGGATAAACACCCTCTATCGGCAGTTTGACCACACAACGGAAGACATCAGAAACGTTGGAAAGCGGTCACGCTTGACTGAGCGGGGCAAAGGTCAGCTACGAGACTCGCTCAATACATTCTTTCTAAAAGAAGGCGGTGCCGGAAAGGTTGGCGGCGTTTGGCGCTTTTACAAAGACTTCCAGAGCCGCTTTGGCAACTACTGGATGAGAATTGGGGCAGAAGGCGAGAGGATTGGAACGCGGGTCGAGGCCAGAGGTAAGTTAAATCGAATGTTTGAGTACGAAAGAATACTTAATGACGATGCAGTAGCAATTGCAGCGAGGGGAAGGGGGTATTCAACCCCAAGGAAGGTTACCGTCACCACTGGCGAGGAGGGCCTCAGGGCAGGTCAGGTTCCCGCCTATGGTCGTCGTCGCGAATTCTGGGAGGTTGACTTTAATAAAGAAAATGTTCGGCATGCTCTCGGTATTACCGATGACATAGAAGAGATTGCAGCCGACGAGCTTTTCTCGAGAGCCGTTGGATACGTTGTTGGTGAGCACTTCAAGCGACAACTCAAAGTCAAAGAGTTTGAGAGGCCGACACCAAGAACGATCTTGAGTAAGGGTAGAGCGGTATCGGTAGCCAAGGCCGTTAGGGCTAGATTTGTAAGGGTTCTCGGGGCCGCACCGTCAGATCTAAAGAGCGCGAAGACTGGAGACTACGTTCTTAATGAGGTTCAGCAAGCCAGGATGCGGGTGTTTTTACGCCAGATCGAGAGCGAGCCACTCGCAAAGATTATCCATGAGCGCTTCTTTGATGTTGGTGCTGACCTCAGCAAAATCACGGGAACAGAATTTGAAGCCATAAAGAACGCCATTACCGACATCGAGTCTGGCGTATTCAGTAGGGCTACACACTATACGATGGCCATACCGGAGAGCTTCGGTAAGTCCATGTTTGAGGTAATCCAACAATTTGGAGACCGCGCAGCAGACTCCAATAAATACGTTGCTGACTACATCTCTAAGATGCGAAAAGCGTTTGTTGTTCCAGACGAACTCAAACACACTCTGGGTCCAGCCCAGCGTCAGATCATAGACCGCCACCTTATGCGGCTTGAGCGGGCCAGCAGGGACATCTTTGAGTGGGCAAGGCTGGCCCAAACGGAAAACAAGAAGATCACAATGGACGCGCTCATGGACCAATTGAGGGACAAGCTCCACGCGCCTGTTGACTTAAACGTTGTTGATGACATTGTTGGCACGGTAGTTGTGCATGGTCCAGAGGTGGACGGCATGTTCCCTCCCCCAGTTCCCGCAAAAGACGGGTACGTGACCCTTCTTACAGAGTTTACGGATGCAGAGAAAATCCGAGCGAAGGGATTCCGGGCGGCTGAGGGCGACCCCTTTGCTATGCCAGAAGAGCCTGCCATCTTCAGGGGAGAAGGGAAACCGATAGCTGCTGACAAGTTTGCCATGGGGGTACCGGAGGCTGGCAGCAAGATTGAGTTCATCCTCAAGGACACCACCATTGCAGACATGCAGCGCGTGATCCAAGGTGGCGGCAAGCTGACGGTTGAGCTTGAGGAAGCCTTCTTCTACCTGAACCTGCACAAGAACAAGGCTGGAACTGCGCTCAATCACGATGCACGGGTGGCCATGGGTAAGGCCCTGGAGATCATCAGGGACACCATGATCAGCCGCCAAGAGCAAATTGTAACAAGGGGTCGCCAGTTGCTCATTGCTTTTGCCGGATCACCCGGCGCGGCAATCCTCACGAACCTGGAGCCACGAGTTGCAGCCAGGGTCTACAAGCTCTTTTACACGGGTGGAGATAGCTGGATCGAGCTTCTTAAGTACCTGCAAGACGCAAAGGCTCTGGAGATAGGCCTTGAGACCATAGGTGGGAGTGGCAAATCGGTCAGGGGAAGGACTAGGATTCCTCGATATCGGATAACAGAGGCGTTTATGGGCGCGCTGGTCCGAATGAGGGCGATGGAGGTTCTGAATGACATGGCAGACGACATGGTCCGATATGGCATGCCTGGTGACATTCAAAAGTTCAGCAAACCTCGACCAATATTGAATCACTTCGGAAATGTGATTGCGTCACCGATTGACTCTGAGAGCAACTTCTGGAAGCGAGTACGGTTCTACGTTGAGCAAGAGCTAAACTTCTCAATGACCAGAGTGGAAGAGCGCGCATACAAGCGCGATATGGCCGGAAAGCCAGAGTTGGACGCAGAAGGTAAGCCGATTGTGTCTGATACACGGATTATCGAGCCACAAGCGCCTGGGCGAGAGCTTTGGGGAGAAGAGGGGCCGGACTATGCAGCAGTAAAGGGTGGGACGATGTCCAATCCGCACGACTTCGCGGCATACAGCAGGGCTCAGCAGATTATTGCCCAGTACGGACACAGGTATCGCCCAGAGAAATTTGTTGAGTACACATTCCCAAGCGGACAGACTGGGCTCGTTCCAAGTCAGTTGGTATCCCAGATAGACTCTGCGCTGGAGCGTGCGGCAACCATTGGTACGGCGCGAGTTGGCTCTCTTCCTGAGATTAGCGCCAACAGGCTTGGGTCGCCGGTCTCCATTGACCCAAAACATCATACGCTAATCAAGGCAGAGGCCTCTATTGGCCGCTTTATGGAGTTTCTCTGGGAGAAGTCACCATTGACCCTTCAGATGACAAAGATGGGCGTGACTACTGGGATCTTTGTGCCCAACCCAGCGTATTTCTTTGGCGTTGGTATGGGTGGCGGGCTCCAGTTGTATCAGGGGGTCGGGCCAGTAGCAGCAGCACGTATGACGTTCAAGAACAACGGCATGGTTGCCGCCGTCATGGCTAGAATGTGGAAGGATGGGGAATATGCACCCGGAAACCCCCTTCTTATCTCCAAGAACGGGCTGGCCTACACCGCAGACGAGGTAACAGAGCTTGCTCAAATGTATGGGCTAAAGTCCAGCTTTATTCTGGCAGAGGCTCCGCAGTCTCTCGCTAAGTCGATGAACAGGCTGAGGGCAAAAGGAATCAACAAGGTCTACTGGAGTGCCGCTGAGTGGCAAAGAAGCCTCGTTGAGTCTGCCACTGCTATGGACAACTATTACCGTGTAAGCGTGTTTACGGACGCCCTGCAACGCGGAAAGAGCCCCGCCGCCGCAGCCAAGCTCGCCCGAAAGGTAGCATTCGACTACGCTGATTTGACCGATGTTGAGAAGAGCCTCTTCAGAAACGTCTTCATGTTCTACAGCTACCTCAGAAAGAATATGGACTTGTTCTGGGATACGCTCTTGACGAACCCGGAGCGCATCATTGGCCAAATGCGTGCAATGAAGGGCATCCACAACGCCTACATCGAAGAGGACACAGAGGTCCGGTTGTTTGAGCGCGACTATGCCAAGACAAGGCTGGCTGTTGGCTTCAGAAACGCCGCAGTAAAGAATCATACGACAGATAGGTGGATGTACATGACGCCACCCATGCCTGCATACGATGCGGCTGGATTTGTTGCTGAAATCGTGAATGCGATTGCTGGGGACGAGGAGTCGCAGCGGTACATGATTGGGCAGATCAACCCATGGCTTCAGGCTCCGTTTGTTCTCACCCTCGAGAAAGACATCTTCTACAATAAAGACATCAATCAGTACAACCCCGTTCCGCCATGGCTTGTTCATCTAGACCAAACTATTCTCGGAAACACCCTGACCGAAGGGTTTGGAATAGTCGAGGCTCCACAGATCGACCTGTCCCGCCGGTATATCGAGGGTGATGAATATGCCGGGAGCTACATGGCACAAGAAGGCCGGTGGTGGTGGGTATGGAAGAATATTCTCCAAGTTCCCGGTACAGGGCGCTCGATGGACACCTTGTCGTATCTTGATAGGGCGAACCTTGGCCCAATGGAGCTTCTTGCGAAGATTGCTCGAATGATGCATGAAGAGGGCGCGGAAGGTGGCGCGTGGTCGTACAGCACGAAACTATCAAGGGTCGAGAAGGACACCCTTGGCCCACGCTCTGGCCTGACTGAGCTTGACGAGTTCCTTGGGCTTTTGGGGATTAAAGCATTCCCTGTACCCACATCAGAGGCTGCTCATCAGAGAATTCTTGACGAAGTCGTCGAAAAGATTGGCCGTGAGCGCGCCGATGCCGAGCGTACATCTGAGGAACGAGTCATTAAACGCCGAATAACTCCCCGCAAATAGAAGTTAAAATGATATACACTATCAAAACCTTTCTCCCAAACGTGCTATCCTTTAGCAGCAACCATCCCCCTTCCCCTTATTGGAGTAAATAATGTCCCAAATCGTCGAACTTATGGGCGGTCGCCGCCTCGAGCATGGAATGGTCACCGAAGGCCGTATCCGTGATGCCACAAGCACCGGGTACAACGTCGAAACTCTTGCGGCAAACAAGACACTTACAACCTCTGATGCCAAGTATCAGAAGATCGACCCTGCTGGTGCTCGGAATATCACCCTTCCTGCTGAAGCAGACAGCAAGGGCCTTGAGTTCTTTATTATGAATGACGCAGACGCATCAGAAGCCATCACTGTGCTGAATGATGCTGCTGGCACAATCGTCGCGATTCCTCAGAATGAGGCTGCGCTTGTTGTGTGCAACGGAACGACCTGGATTCACCTTGGTATTCTTACGATCCAACGCTCATAACCATGAACCCCTGACTCGGGGGGCTACCGTCCCCCGGATCACTTCTCTCTGGAGGCTCCCATGCAGGGGTTTATCGTCAACGACAACAGCCCGACAAACATCGTCGGCTATGACTTGGCCAAGAAGGTTCTTCTTCACGAAGACTCTGCCCAGGATGTCTATTCCAGGGCTTTGCCCAACTCATGCTACCTGTCGCACCTGGATCTACAGCTTATTCAAACAGCCGGAACATTGCACGAGCACGTTTCTTGTTTTCTAACATGGGATGAAGATGGTAATGATCCAATAACATCTGAGTCTGTAGGAAACCCTGTGGTGACTGGCTTGACGACTTCTACGTCTACATTTGCCCTTGCAGCAATTGCTCTGGATGTATGGATAACCAGGCCAGAGGGTCAAACAACTGCTGGCAAAGTCTACCTCCACGTTAGAGGCGACAAGGCGGCTGGCAGATATACAGTAGCGAAAGCCCGTCTTCACTGGGCGACACGCGAGACCGTCTAAACCACTTCAGGAGGTATCATGGCCGACTTTTACAACCGTGGGGGTGGGTCCCTCGTCCTCACAGACCTTCAGGTAGATGGCACCACAGTTGTCGTCGATGAAACCAATGACCGGGTTGGTATCGGTACTGATTCCCCGCAGGTCCAGCTTGAGATTCACGATACAACGACGAGCAGCGCTAACACGGGTGGGGCGTTGCGTCTTTCCGCTAATGATGGCGCAGTTATGGGCGACAGTCATCGGCTTGGCGTCATTGAGTTTACGGGGGCTGAAGATGGCAGCGGCACGCAAACGGTCGGCGCAAGAATCGAAGCCCTGACTGATGCTTCTTGGACAAACATTGAGAATGGGGCGGCTCTGTATTTCTACACCACAGATGGTGATGCTTCACAAACGAATGTACTGAAACTGGACAGCAATAAGAAGGCGACGTTTGCTGGTGACGTTACTATCAGCGGAACAACACCGCTACTAACCATCGGTGATGCTGGCGAAGAAGACACAATGATTGTCTTCGACGGTAACGCACAGGATTACCGCATTGGCCTGAATGATGGAACAGATGGACTAGAGATCGGTGTAGGTGCTGCACACGATACTACACCTGCACTTACCATTGACTCCAACACAGACATTGAAATCTTTGGCTCGCTGTCAATCAACTCTGCTATTGCAGACGAGAAGGTTTCTGGTATTACAGCAGTCTTTACTGCTGGGGAAGCCTTGTCGCGTGGTGAGGTCGTCTATTTCAAGGCGTCTGATAGCAAGATGTGGAAGGCTGTGGCGACGGCGGCGGCGACGGCTCGTTGTGTTGCGATGGCGGCTGAAGACATCTCTGCTGATGCAGTAGGCAAGTTCCTACTTCACGGATTTTGCCAAGATAACGGGACCTTCCCCCCGTACACGGTCGGGGGACTCCTGTATACACCAGAGGCGGAGACATCTAGTGAGAACGTACCAGAGCAGACCGCGCCCGATACAACCGGTGACTTTGTTCAAGTCATAGGCTGGGCGATCACATCAGACATGGTCTTCTTCAACCCAAGCAACGACATTATTGAGGTTGCGTAGTGCCCGACATAGCGACGATAAACGCTGTAGCTGCTGCTGATATAGCATCGGTCAATGCTGTTGCTAAGGCAAATATAGCGACAGTTAATGGTGTTGGCATACCTGCATCTGGTCAAACAGCAACACGCTGGGTAGCATCTCACGATGGGGGCGGGAGCAAATTCTACATCAGCTATGCACCGCACAGTGACCGTACAGACTGGACGGGTACAGAAGTTCAATCTGCGACACCCGACACGTACTGGCTTGCATACGGTAAGGACGGAAGCGGAAATCCTATATGGGCCACAGCTAACAACTCAGGGTCGATGGAGCTTGCTCGCGACGACAACAACGATGTCACAGATGGCAGCACATGGGTCTCGGAAGGCAGGACTAAGAAGTGCCGCACGCTGGCATGGGGAAACAACATCTGGGTCGGCATCGGACACATGGACGGGTCGAACAAGATCCTCACTCGCAGTGCCGATGCCGATACATGGGCGAACATCGATTTATCAGGCGTCACAAACATCACGACGGCCACCGTTTATGGGCTTGCGACCGATGGTGTGGGTAACTGGATGTTCGGTCAAGGCGCTCGCATTTTCGCCAGCACCGACGATGCCGCAACTTGGGCTGAAATGGATTCGTACGATGCCGGGACAGGTGGGGCGGTGCTCGACATCGGATTCACGAACAATACATGGGTGGTTCTGGATGCTGGCGATCCCGGTCAGATCAATACCGTTGGCGCGGCTGCGTTTGCTACAGAAATGGATGGCGGTAGCGATGCAACATGGGGCACTCAAGAGGCAGACGACGGAGCGAACACCATCGAGACTTCAAGTTCTGGCTCTAAACGAGCCACTATAGCCTGTGGAAATGGTGTGGTGATTATCTCGAACACACGCCACACCATGGCCTTCGATGTAAACGGCGCCACAATATCGGTCAGAGCATCGGGCAGGGTGGGGGTCGGGCACAACGACACCATAGGTGGACACATCAATACTATTGCGACCGATGGAAATGGTGTTTGGCTCGTAGGGTCTAATGGAAGCAGTGACCCTGTGACCGGTGGTGATGTCGCGGAAAGCCTCGACAACGGCGCTACCTGGACGCAAGTGCTTGACGACTACAGCTTCAATGGTGACCGCAAGTTTGAAGCGATCCGCGCTAACGTATTCTTACCAGTCTAAGGAGAAATCATGAAAAATCTACTCACTTCACTCTTTTGCTCTCAGAAGCGCGTCTCTTGGCGTCGTCTTGCTGTTCTGGCTCTTGGTACTGGCTTGCTCGTCGCAGGCCGTCTAGAGTCCGCTCAGTGGCTTTACCTTGGCCTTGCCTACATCGCTGGTGACAGTGCTGAGAAGGCAATGGCTGCAATCGCAAATAAATAGGAGTCTGGCATGGCCGATAGATACAAAGTACCGCCATCTACACAGCAACAATTGCCCGATGCGACGATCCCGCAACTACAGAGAAGTGGTGGAGGGACAGCAACGTTACCTCCTCCCGTAACGCCTCCTGCGGGGGCTGCGGATCCTGTAACGCCTGCTGCGGGGGCTGTGGCTCCTGTAACGCCTGCTGCGGGGGCTGGGCCTGCCCAGCTAACCAAACAGCAGCAGATGCTTAAGATGATGCAGGACGCTGCGGCTGCTATGAAGGCTCGAGACGCCACGGATGCTGTTCTTCAGCAATACATGGGCACGAAGTTGACAAGCCCCAGCGACGTAACTTCGGACCCTCTGACGTATAAGGCCCCAGTCACATCTGGAGTTCCTAAGAAATGAGCCTAAGCGCTACCGGCTTTGATGATGCTCTTGACTACAAGGTCATCCATGAGACTGCTTCGACGAACAGCCTGAACAGCAATGTGACGACTTCGGAAGGCAGGCTGTTCTCCGTTAAGCTTGTTAATGGATCGTCATCCGCAGCGTATGCAAAGTTTTTCGACGCAAACCCGGCAGCGCTTGGGAACTCACTTCCAATCCTCGTCCTGCGGGTCGTAGGCAGCGGGACCACTTTCTACCAGATCACTGGCGGTCTGGAGTTTACTACGCTTAGTTTTGCATGCACATTAAACCAAAGCCCAACCGATACGACTGCGCCCTCTGGTGGTACAGTTGCCGTAACCATCGTGTGTAGCTGAGTAGATCATGGCATCAACGACAACATCAACGATCTCTGGCCTTGGCGGAAAGCTCGTTGTTGAGCTTGCTATTTCTGGAGCCGATGGCGAAGTAAACCACAACGTAACAAGCGCGAGCAGTGGGTCCATATACTTGATCCAGTTGGACAACCCAAACAATGATTCGTTCTATTTGAAGATTCGTGACGCTGGCGGAACAAGCACAACGCCAAGCACCGCGACGGCCAATGGCGCCGGAACGCCACATTTGATGCTGTATTGCCCAGCAAACCAAAAAATATCGTACTCCATTCCAGGCGGATTCGCATACTCTGCCGGGGTGTCTTTCTGGGGGACAACCTCAGCAACTGTCGGGACGGTAACCTCACCAACAAACAGTGTGATCGTTAAACTGGTCTGCTCATGAAAAAGGCGATTGCGATTGTCTTGTCCGTCATTGCGGGCATAATCGCAGTGCTTCTTGGTAGAAGGCCCATAGGGAAGAAAGAAAAGAAACCTTCACCGCCAGACAACAAGGCCGCAGATGTCGCTGGCCAAGCGGTACAAGAGAGCCTTGAAGAAGAACTAGATCGAATCAAAGCTGCTACTGATGGCGATTCTCCTGCTGACGATCTGGCTGATCTTGGCAATGCGCGAAAACGACGATGATGACGACCCTCCTTTTCCTTGGCATGGCTTTGGCCTCGGACCCGATTGAGAGGCCAGAAGCGCCGAAATCGGTGGACGGAGAGTGCTTAAAGGTTTATCCAATAAGTAGGGGCCAGCCGCTGCCATCCCCGGTTTTTTCTCCGTCTGGAATTGCAGGTTGTTCGGCGGTGGCTGTGCCTCTCTCCCAGTTCTCTGACCTGCTCCAAACAGAAGAGTGGGGAAAGGCTGTTGCGCAACAGTACAAGATAGAAACTTCAATGCTGCAAATGGAGGTTGACTGGTACAAATCCAAACTCGACGAGGAAACACAGCCGAAGCCTTGGATGGAAAGGCCTGCAACTCAGCGCTGGTTTGGTAGAATAGAAACGGTACTCATTGTCGGCGTGGTTAGTATTGGGTTAGGGGCAACATATCAGTATGGTGCAGGATTATAATATGAATATGAAAGATTGGTTAGTCCCCGGCGTCACCCTCGTCTTTGCGGCGGGCATCTCGTTTGCATCACTTGAATCTGCTGCCCAGGACACTGAAGACCTCAGTAAGCGCGTCGTTGTCCTTGAGTCCAAGTCGGGCAAGCAAGAGGTGGTTGATCTGAAGATCGAGGGTATAGAGAAGCGCCTTGATAAGATGGAAGACCTGATGGCCAAGATGGTTGAGATACAGCAGCAGCAGGCAATCAACCAGGCCAAGATTTGCACTGCCGTAAATACTGACTGTGACTAATGAGGCCCGTACTGCTGGACTATGTGGCCTCTCTTGGGCACGCTGTATTTGAGCAGGGCCAGTACAACCTGAACATCATCGGTATTCGAAGCAGGGACCACAAGCCCAATAGCTTCGATGACCGCATGTGCGTTGTCTTCAGGGATGAGCAGGGATGGGTTACGCGCACCTGGGAATGTACCACTGAGCCCGGTAAGTACTGGCTTGAGCGCCCCACCAACGTACGTGGGACTGCTATCCTTGTACCTGGACAATACCGATCTGTATGGAAAATCGACAAGCACCAGGGAAAGTATGACGCACTCTGCCAAAGGAGCGGCACGGTCAAAACTTATCGTGACGACAATAAAGATGACATTATTGATCTTGACGTACAGTCTATTACTGAAGGCTATTACGGGATCAATATTCACAAAGCCGGGTCGGACTCCACGCAGGTAGACAGGTGGTCTGCTGGGTGCCAGGTCTTCAGCCATAGCGCAGACTTCGATGAGTTCATGTCCATCTGCTATGCGGCCAAGAGCAAGTGGGGCAACAGCTTTACTTACACGCTTATTGATGAGCCAGAACTATAGTAAGCTTAGCGCTAAGCCCAATGGCAAGGTTGCCCCTGCACCCCATGACGGCGGGTCCACGGGCCAGGTACCCGGTGGCATGTCAAAAGGGTGAGGGGAGATTTAGCCTTCGAAAGCTTCGGAAAGATCCTCGATTGGGTCTTCTTTTGCTGCTGGGGCAGACTCTACCGTCGTGGCCTTCTTGTTGATGGCATCAGCAGCCATGACCTGAATGAATTGCTTCATCAGATCCTTTAGCTCTGTGTCGTCAGACTCGTCACTCTTCTTGTTGAGCGCTTCGATAAGCTCTTTGTTGTTGTCAGCCACATTCACGTTGACATCCATTGCGGGGACGCCGTTCGCGTATCGCAGGTCTGCGTTATTGTCGGCATCAACAAACTTGCAGGCAATAACGATTGCTTCTTGGTTTCTTGGGTTCATCCGAATGTCTGCCTCGTAGTCCAGCAGCACCCACTCGCCGTTTGGCTGAGAGTTGCGAATGTTTTTGACCATATACTTGATGGTGTCTTCGCAGATCTCGTTCCAAGCCTTCTTATCAACCTTGCCCATCACGCCCTCAAGCGGCCACTCTGCTTTGCGGAGCCGGGTCCGAAACTCCTTGAAGTCTTTCTTCGACTTCTTGTCGATGGCTTTCGAGTCGTACACTTCACGGACAATGGACATGAAGTCTGTCGCCTGAATCATCTTTGGCGGGCCCTGCTTCGCCCCTGCCGATTCAGACATCCGAAGGGTTTTCTTTCCGGTTTCTGCAATTTGGTCAATCAATGACATGAGTTCTCCTACTCTGTGAAGTCTTCTTCTGGCTCTGGAAGGTCGTTTGCCTTGGCCTTCTCGACCAAGTCCTTAACTTTTGATTTCCTCGGCCTTTTTGGTTTCTCGTCCGGCTGGACATCGATAACGTTCTCTTGGACTGTAACATTGTTCGGCTCGTTTATGCCATCCACAGAAGAGTTTTCGTTTATTGGCGTATCATCAAAGTCAGATTTGATGTCGTGGGCCAAGACTTCCTGTGTCCGGGGCGTCAGGGGCAGGTACTTGCAGATGCGCCGGATAACCGTTTTGCGCCACATTTCCTCTGTGTGCTGTGACCATGGCCCAGAGTCTGGGCTTCGGGAAGACTGTCTGATCCTGTTGATCTGGTCTTTCCTCATGACCTCTATTTGGCGCTGGCCGTCCTTGAAGAAGCACACAGCGTAAGCCAGGATCATCTCGCCAGTGTCTTCATAGCACTTCTTGTGCTTTAGAATGTCACCATGCTCGAGGTCGAATGAGTGTTCGAACTCGTCGTTTTCGTAAACGATCTCTGCTTTGAAGTGGGCAACCTCTCCAGACCGCTTGACCAGATCCATGAGGCCTGTGTACTCAATCCAAAGCTCAGCATCGAAGCACTTTGAGCGCTTATTCCACATCGGAACGAGCGATGCCCTATGCAGTGCGCCACCACCAATAAGGTCAAGCTCACAAGCCTTAGCTAAGGCCAGATAGACTGACGTAGGAGAGCACTGGACAAGCCGTTCATTCTTTGCGGCCTCCATCATTGCGATTCTAATGATGCGGTCAACGTCTGCACCCCTGGGCGCAATCTGGGTAAGGCTACTCTTCTTGGTTCCAAGGAACTGGTTGAGTGCTGTAAGCTGGTCTCGTCGGCTAAGCGCTGTCGTCATTTCGTGGCTCCATTATTCGCAGAGTCCTGTTTGACGGACCCTCAGTAACGTACTCTTTGTACAGGTCTGGGTGATCTTGTGAGAATCTTTTCTTGTCGAAGCTTTGCCGTGGCTTTGATGGCTTCCATGTAGCCACCCCGGCTATCCCAAACGACTCTCCGATACAGCTTCGTAGCTGATTTTCTAACTCGTTCTTCTTTCCGGTCACTTCTTTGTGGGTTTCCCTGGCCTTCAGTATCTTCTCGTAAAGGTCGCGCTCAGCAACGCTGGCAGGCCTCAGGGGTTCATCGGCGACCCTTGGGTTGATCGTGAACATTTTCCCAAGCACTTCTCTGCACATGTCTGTACTGTCAACTGGCGGCGGGGTCTCGCTAGCGACATACTTTTCCCACCACTCTTCGGCGACACTGAGTATGTCTGCGCCAAGCTCTTTGTCTCTATCTATCCGGTACACGCGGAAGTCGTCTAAGCTGAAAAGAGTTGCGATATCCCAGTACGGGGCATCAAATATCTCCATATAGGCGCGCATTTGCACCTCTACATCTAGTGGTACGTCGGTGGTTCCGGTCTTGCCCCACCCCTTTCGCATCCTGCGCGTCTTGGCATCCATGCCAAACGTGACGCCACCGTGCTCAACCAGCATATCTGGAGTGCCGAAGATGCGTGGCCGAGATGGGTGCCAAGTTAATCCTCTCTCCCAAAGACGACATCCCTTCCCTAAATGGAGTTCGTATAGCTCAAACACGTACTTCTCCATCACCCGGCCACGCATCAAAACTGCATTGTCTCGGTCTTCTGACTTAAATAGCCCAGTCTTTTCGGACCAAATCTTAAAAAGACTCTTATCGAATGAACCAATTTTATCGGCGGCATCTGCGCCAGCCATCATGATTGCGGCAATATCAGTGCCACCCAATCCTTTCTTTCGCTCAGCGAGCCACGCCGTGCGTTCCGCTTGGTTCATGGTTGTTTCTCCTTCAGCAAAGATACTTCTTTCGCAGAAGTGTGTCAAGGAGCCACACCCGATTGTGGACAAAACCTGTCCGGTGCGCTATTTTTTATTAATAGGGTGTGTCAAATGATCATCGAGGTTTACCGGAAAAGTCTGCCAGGGAAGAGCACCCGAGTGCTGTTTATCCAGTGGCTCAATGGGGAGTTGATAAGATTTGATTTAAGGCTCAGTATTGGATACCTTCGGGACTTGGAATATGGGCGGAAAACGCCGTCACTTCCTTTGGCTATCGGTATCGAAAAGGCTACTGGTGGTATAGTGTCTGTAAGAGAGTGGCCTGGGCTTAAGCCTGGTCTTCGCTCATAACTGGAGAAGAGAATGAGTCTTAAAGAAAAAGTTGATGAAATGCGGATTGTCACCAGAGTCAAATGGGGACTGCACGGGTACAATTCATCTGAGGTTATTTCCACCCTCTATGCGTATATTGGGGAGCTTGAGGCTAAGGCTACACAAGCTAAGGCTGCGGCAACCAAAAAGCCGCCCGCTAAAAAAACGTCAACCAAAAAGCCGCCCGCTAAAAAAACGTCAACCAAGAAGTAACTACGCTTCTATTGGTTTCCAAAACACGGCCATCAACATATCGATGGCTGTTTGGTTTTTCTGTGCCTCAATATGGTTATCGATAATCTCGAGCGCACACTCTTTTGATATCGATTCGATTACCGGATCACCGCTGGCATCAAACATTTGGATGAACTCTTTGGTTGTCACGATGGTCAGACCATCTGGCGTATCCCATGAGTCTTGGACTTCATTCAGGGTGGACATCGACTTCCTGTGGCCTAATGATGTTGTTGTACCCACACCCGCTGTATCGGATTTGGACGTTGTCTAACCAGTGCTGCACTGCCTCGTCTGTCGATCGCTTCCCTAAAGCGTAGCACTGGTTCCACAGAGCATTGCACCCGGTTGCTGGCGACAACCACAGGCAGTCAATCGTCTTGTGTAGCTCTCGACGGACATCTTCAGTCATCATCATGGCCATGTACGGCGTGGTTAGTAGCCAAACGTATGCCTTATCGATGGTGTCATCGTCTAATGAGCCCTCCTGGTACCACTCAAAGAAGTAGGCGTTGGAGAAGTCGATTAGGTCATCAAGGTCTTCAAAATCATCTGCGCTTACGGTAAATGTGCTGGCCCCCTGAAGCATCATGTAGTCGAGCCCATACGCTATGAATCGTAGGAAGTGGCCACCATCAATGAATGCCTTCACCTGTTCCGCAATAGAGTGGAGAAGGAATTGGTTCTCGGTGCCGATTGACCTAACTCTTGAGCACGTTGACTTACTGAAAATAATAGACTTGTCATCTTCGGTCAGGTATTTGTCTACAAAGGTGGACATCTCTTCTGCTCTACCGTGCGCGAATACAGGCATTATGCCTCTCCATTATTAGTCTTTTCTACAAGCTCTGGCTTGGTCATAGATATTATGTTGTCGTCCTTCCCTTCGACCCACACATAAGTTCGCTGTCCACCTATTCTGCGTCGAACCCTGTCGTACCCAAGCTGGCGCATAATGTCGCCTACTCGCATCTCGTTGTTTCGGGTCATCTGGTATTTCTCTAAGCTCAGCGCTTGAGCCATTATCTCGCTTGTGGATGACTTCCTCATGCTCCCTATCAGCCATTCCTCGATAACTTCGTGCCACGGGTCGTACTGTCTAAAGTCAGACGATTGAGATTCAAGCTGTTGCTCTGCTTCGTTTTCAAGGTACCACTTCTCGCCATTATTGTACGCGGCAACAGACTCTGCCCATATCTGAGCCCTATTTTTGACCATCCAATCAGTATCGATTGTCCCAATCTGAACTGGCCAGTATCTGCGAGAGCCGGTCATGTCGGTGATGAACTCACCCTTGTTCGTTGTCCCACAGAATACTGTATGACGCTTCAGTGTGATTGGCATGCGGCCATACGGTGGGCGGAAAGTGTCCTCTTGCGCCGACAAGAACGCTTTGGTTGACGAGTTGTGCGCTCTCCGAATGGAGTCAAGCTCGGCGACCTCGTACAGCCACGCTCTGTGGATCTGCATGTAGGCGTTGCTTGAGCCGATATCCATGGGTGTGTCGCAAAAGTACTCGTCCGATGCGAGAAGCCTGAAGGTAGTGCTCTTGCGAGCCCCCTGAGGGCCCACCAAGATCAAAACGCAGTCTGCCTTACAGCCTGGGTCAAAAGCGCGAGCGATGCACTGCACAAGCCATCTACGGCCCATTTCTCGTGTGAGCTTAGTATCCTCTGCGCCAACAGCCCTGACGAGCCATTCGTCCATCCTGGGAGTGCCGTCCCAATGGATTTCCTTGAGCCAGTCAACGAGCGGGTTCCTTCCGTTCTCTTCTGCAAAAAATCCTATAGACTCTATGATGCAGTCTGTACTGAAGTGAACGCCATAGTGCCTATGGGTCCACCGCTTTATGCGGGTGGCGTCTGTGTCTCGGAAATCATTGTCATCCATTTTGATGACGTTTCGAAACGTGTCTAGCCAGATGCGCCCAGCCCACCGCCTGTCATGCTGAAGGATGGTGATAAGGTTTGGCACTGACGAGACAATCCTGTCGGTCCCGTCCCTGGATGTTGTAATCTCAAGGCGAGAGACTACTCTCGCTTGCGGCCCAGGCTGCTCACCGCTATCGTAGGCCTCTTTTGCTGAGGCAAGAAGTTCGGCTAAGGTCGGTGCCCCCGGCTCACCAGTCAGTACGTCATCAAGGTCTCTCACCATTGCCTCCATCTACTTCACCACGAGGGCGACGGTAGCAGGCCCTGGAGCCAAGCTGCATCTGTATTGTGCTAGCGTACTCGTCGCCCTTCTGATCGGGGTCCGTGCCAACGTAGATGTCGATGCCAGCAGGGATGTTGAGCTTCCCTGCGCTCTTAAAGGAACCAGATGTGCCACCAAGTACGGCGAGCTTTATGGATTCCCTTTCAGCCTCGGACGACGCCTTGATAAAGTCGGTGATCCCTTCCACAAAAAGAACGCCGTCAATGCCCTCTGGCTTGCCCTGCATCATTTTGACTGCATGCCTGTTTGGCATGAACAACCCACCAGCCTGAAACCCGCTTGGCCAGAGTGTTTTGGGCGCACCATTCGTGTCACACACGGCCCTTGCGTGCAGGCTACAAAACGACCCCTCCGCATCAAACGCCGGGACAATCAACCTCCATGTCATACTACGTCCCCCCGGCCACCACTTTGGCCATGGATAAGCGTTTCTACTTGGCGTAACGCGGGCTACACCTGTGCGTGCGAGAGCATCCAGATCTAGTTTTCGGGACAAGAGGAAAGATAAGACTGGGTCGTCTTTTGGCACCTCATGAAGCTTCAATGAGTTTTTCCAGAGCGATCGAACTTCTTTGGCAGGAGGGCGAGCGTTGCTCATCTTCTTGGCTTTCTCTGGGGTGACCACATCCAAGTGCTTGGCCGACTCAAACCACTCTCTGGTTTTGTCTTTGTCTCCATCGCTCGCTTCCTTAAAGCTCTTTCCGCAGATGCTATAGCAAACGAGGTCAACACCAGAGCCCCCGTGTCCACACTTGTGACACTTCCATCCAAGGTCATCTCGTCTGAACCCTATTGGTCCGCGTTTATCTGTGCTGCCTCTTTGTTCTGCGCCGCAGTATGGGCACGGGCCACAAGACCCGCTCCTTCCTGCGCTCATGCCTATGTTTTTGGCAATTCCTGATACTGCTATAGATTCTACTTTTTTTAGCCACACTGTTGTTTCTCCGTGGTGTTTTGGGTGTTTAGGAAGCCTTTATCTGATACCTCACCTGCTGTTGGTCGGTAATGAGTATTGACATGGAGATTCCAGTTTCCTTGCCTACTCTTGCTGCATACCGGACCAGGGTGTCAACTGTTGCTGGTGGACGCCTTCCGTTCAGTACGCCCCACAGGTGGGTATGCCCACACCCCATGACTGTAGCGCACTCGCGGTAGCTCCCGCCGACCTCGTCAAACAAGGCCTGAAGTGCTTTGGTTGTGTCGATTACAAGTTTTGTTTTCATCCTGTCCTCCATTGGTGTTGTCACCGTAGGCCACACATAGGCTCGTGTCAATGAACAGGAACACAACATATTGTTCCAACATTTTGCGGGCGTGATTGTCTGAGCTTTGCTATGATGTCAAAGGTATAATAGTTTAACCATGTGGTGATTTAAATGACGCTAAAAGTAAGTAGCTATGGTTCTTCTGGTGGGTTGAGATACAAGATCGCTTATGAGGACGCCTGTGCAGAAGGTGCGGAGATCGACGCACTGGGCTCGGCGGGGACCATCAGGTCGGTTGTGATTTGGAACAAGCACAGTGGCACTGTTTATTTCAAGCTGAAGACTACGAGCGGCGCTTGGGTATCAGGTACCACTGATCCAGACTACCAGTGGCGGATGCCAGCCACCACAACGAATAGATTTGACTTCCCAGACGGCATTCCATTCAGCCAGTTAACGTTTTGGTGTAATGCCAGTTCTGCGTCGTCAGCCACTGATGGTCCTGGCGGGGTTGTTGATGTTACATTTGTTTGCTCATAGGATTTCGTTATGGCTTTGATCACAAGTATTGTCTCTGACCCTCTTTTCACTACGATTTCAACAGACTCAACGGCTGACCTTACCGTTGAAGCTTTCAACGATGCCGACACAACCGTCTACGCTATTGAGATTACAAACCCAAATGCTGATGGCGTTTGGGTGAGAATCAACTGGGCGGGTAGCGGGAACACCCTCACCACCACCCAATACGACAACGTATTTTACTGCGGGCCAAACTCAACATGCTCTATCTACGCTGGTGGAGGGTACGCAATCGGAGCGGGTGTTGAGGTCTGGTGCTCGACGCAGCCTGGAGTCCACAGTGTCGCTGGTGTTACGGTGACTGCCCCAGGAAAACCCGTAACCATTAAGATGGCGTTCAAGAACACATGATCACCGAGACCTCCTCAGGTCTTCATATGTAGCCTCAGGCAATCGCTTACAGCTTTTCAGTTCACAGCTTTTGGGCGTCCAATCGACCATGTAGTAGATGACCAGAGGGTCATGCCACGTTGGCTTGTGTGACCTGATGATCATGGTCGCATCGAGCCCAACGCACTTTATCGCCGCCCTACAGTCGTAGAACCCGTTCGATGCCTGGACCGTCCACTGTTTGTCCTCCACGGTTTCACTGAAGATTCTGTAACGGTACGAGCCGCTATCAAAGTCTTGAGCCAAAGCCATGCCTATAAGTATGGTCAGTAGTATCATGTTGTTTCTCCTTTCTTTAGTCCGTAGTTGTCCCTCGCCCACCCGTCGCCCTTGAGGTTGAAGCTGGTGAGCGCTGGTTTCTTCTTCATTTGCTTCTTGCACACTGTGCAGTCTGGCCACTTGTCGGCAAAGCTTTGAAGCACCTCAGCGCACCTTCCGCAAGCGTTGCATTCAAATATGTAAAGTGGCATGGATTCTCCTAAAAAGTGGGGGATGGGGGGACTTGAACCCCCACAGCCATTGGCCAACGAGAAGTATTCCACACCAAGGTGTACACCCTTGGCTGCCTACCTGAGTGTATACCCTACAGGTCGCCGGTCATTCATTTCGCCGCGTCTACTCTATTCCGCCACATCCCCGATAGTTTAGAACGGTATCTCGTCATCGCTAACAGTTGGGCTTTGCTGTGGCCTGCTCTGCTGCGGGGCTGTTCCGTTCTCTGGACGAGACATAAACTCAACGCGGTCTGCGAGAACCTCTGTGCTCTTGCGTTGATTCCCATCCTTGTCTTCGTACTGGCGTGTACGAATCTTACCTTCGACGGCAACCTTTGAGCCTTTGTCGAGGAACTGAGCACAGTTCTCCGCTTGCTTG